TGGTAAGCCCTAAAGCCGCACCTGTCCCGCCAATAAAATCTAATGTTTGGCCAGTAGCTTGCTGTATGTTAGATAGGCCTTGAGTAACAATATTGGCAGCCGTGCCTTTGCCAAAGACGCTTTCGATTGCCGCCTGTGCCGCATCTGCTTTTTGTTGAGCATTAGCTAGATCTAAACCTTGATTCAAAGCAAGCAAACGATTTGTTTCAGCGTTACTTTGATCTGACCCACCAGCAACAATCCTTGCCAGAGTATCGTTCTGCGCCGCCACTGTGTTGGAAGCGTCGGTTTTGGTGGCAAGATTAGCCGCGTTTAAAGCTTCAATTGTTTTGTCAGCCGTAGTGATATTTAAATCAGGTCGCTCTGCTGCCGTAGCAGTGCTGTATGTTTTCCCATTCCATGTAAATGTAGAGCCGGGGCCGTAAGCCAAACGAGCGGCGGAATAAGCGTCGTTAAATGATACGGGCTTATTGCCTGCGGCTGCATTGGCATCAATAGCGCCTTGTAAATTACCAAACTCATTGTCAATGTAGTTGCCTGCATCAACCAAAATGTTAGAGCCGTTGCCAAAATCTAACGTATTCGTTCCGCTAGTGTCGTCAGTAATTGAAGATGTAACATCTTTAGTGGCAAGGTTTGAAGTGCCTGTAGTGTTAGACGCAATAGTGTCTGTAATATCAGATAAAGTATTTGATACTGAGTTATCAACCAAACCAGCATCTTTTAATTGCGTTACCACATTGTTGGTGGCATTTAAGGTGTTGTTTAAACCATTAACTGCACCGGCAATTTGTGTAAAGTCGCCGGTTTTGGCGGCATTAAAAAGCGTCAAACCAGCCGCCGCCGTCTGAGCATCTGAACTGCCAGATAAGTTGGCCGCAGTAGTGAGAGCGCCAGTCCAGTTGCCTTTATCTATATTATCTATAACCTTTAATGTATTACCCACATCGGAAAATGAAATGCCGTCGGCAATCATGGTGGTCGCCGCCAGCTTACCAAGTCCGGGGTCTGACAACAAAGCCCCAACAATGCCCATGCCATCGCCTTTATCTATAGCGTTGACTACTTTTAAGCCTGTAGACACCTCAGATAAACCAGCCACGCCAGCCAAAGAAGCAATACCACCTAAGATGTCTCCACGATCAATAGCAATTGCAGCGTTAAGGGCTTGGGCAAATGGGGCTAAAGCAGGAATAAACGAAGCAATAGCTAAGATGGGCGCAAAGTCAGCAATGTTGCTACTGGATGCCTCGGTGGTGTAAAAGATAGGGGAGCCGTCAGCATTAAACTGCACTCGGTATCCGGTATTACCTTTGCCGTCGTATGTACCCCCAAAAGCATTACCTGTCTGGCGTTCACCATAAGTGTTTGTGACGGCTGTACCGGTCGCTTTATTGCCAAAGGTTGTTTGCCCCGTATCAGCTACTAGCTTACCATCTACTGTTTTAATTTTAGAGGGATCAACTGCCGCGTAGCTATCATCTCCGCCAACAAATTGTCCATACACAGTTTCCAGTTTTGCATCTTTAGGAACCTCTACCATAGTAGAAAATTCGTTACCATCTTGATCATATTGGCCCGAAGGTTTTGAAATGAAAGAAAATGGTTGGCCTGTATTCTCATCCGTACCTGTAAAAACACGTTGTCCGTTGTACGTCTTGCCAATTTCTACTACATCTTCATACACCGGAACTTGGCCAAACTGTTTAATGTCTGTAATGCCAGTGTCGGCCATGATCTTGGCCATGTCGGCTGCGTTTTTTTCAGCAGAACCTTTGCCTTGACCTTTCCATTGCTCAGTTGTACCTTGCGAAAGAATCTGAGCAGCTAGGTATTTCTGGGCAGCTTCTTTGTTGCCAACCAAAGCCTGAGACATTTGATCCCTGCTAACGCCAGCCTCTTGCATGGTTTTACTAATCAAGGCAGCATCAGCATCTGGATTGGCGTTAAACCAACCTAAGATGTCAGCATTAGAAACTTTAGGTGTTGTAGCCGCTGGTAAAGAGGCAATGCCCGCAGCGGGTTTAGCAGCCGCAATCCTGTCTGCTTCAGCTTTTGCCGCTCGGTCGGCAGCAGCTTGTTGCTCCGCCGCCCTAGCTTCTGCTGCCCGCGCCTCTGCTGCACGTGCTTCAGCGGCTCTTGCCTCCGTAGCAGCTTGTGCATCCGCCGCAGCTTTTGCGTCAGCGGCAGCTTTTTGTGCAGCCGCAACATTGTCAAAATTAGGGGCTAAAACTTTTTGTTCTGCTACAGGGCGGTTTGCTAATTCAGAGCTTGCGGCTTGTAAAAAACTAGCTTTTTCCGCAGCATTGACACTACCTCCAAATCCTTGCGACCAAAATGCCAAGCCTTCTGGATCAGGCTCCCGGCCTAAAACTTCTCGGTACAAGTCTTCAACAGTGGTAACTTTTGCAGGAGGCGGTTCTACACCAGCATTATTAAAATACCCGCCAATATCAGCAGCAGAAAATCCTGTGGCACGAGACAGATCGGCCATAGAAACGCCAAAAGTATCCGCAGCCTCTGCAATGGCCGCAGGGTTGTCTATGTTTGCTTCTACATAAGCACGTATTTCTGCGTCTGAAAACTTTGGCATTATCCGACCTTCCAATTCGTTCCGTCTGAATATACAGGCACAGCTACCGCCCCGCCAGTCACCACGGTTGCCCCAAATGTTGGGCCTAAAGCATCTGTTACAAAAGCTCTTGCGCCTTTGCCTGAAGTGACTGCGCTTGGTAGCGTAGCCACGGTGTAATTAGTCAAAGGAGGCACTACGTTAGAAGCCATCAACTGCGTGGTTAATGCATCAATCCTGTTGAAGTACAGGCGCAAAATGTTGAGCATCTGGTCAAAATACACACGGTTGTACTCACCCGGAGGTAGCGGCAAGTTAGGTGCGGCTACCTTGTTCAGTTCAAAATCAGTGGTGACAATAAAGCTCATCGTCTGCCGTCCGGTCTAATGTCAATACGGGTAGCACCCAACTGCCACGTTGTTCCAAGGTTTGTAGAGCTTACCTTTAAGATAAGCTGACGACCACGAACGCGGGTGTTAATCTGGCCTGTAAAGCCTTCAGTCACTGTGTACTGAGCGCCGGTCTGTTTAGTTACATTACCTGTGACCGCCGTGCCAGTTCCAGAGCCTGAGTTCTGCAAGGGGTAGAGCGTGTAAACAACTTGCGGCGTAGGAGAAGCATCTGATCCTGAGAATGTCAAGTCAGGCAACATACGATATACAAATCCAAATCTGTCGCCATCATCAATGTCAAATTCTGAAGATGAGATATAAGCCTCAATACCTGCGGGCGTACCTGTTTCGTTGTTGTCTAAACCAAACTCTTGATCGACCAAATTGTAGTTGTACGTAGCGGCAATAGGGAAGTCTCTTAGACCAGAATCAAGCCAAGCTGTGCGCTCCATCGTGCCGTAGTACCAGATTTTTTCAAGGTAGTTGTACACCACATAACGGTTGGCAATTAAACTACCAGCCGCGCAGTAGAACCACCAGATCTCGTTAAAGCCTTCGTTAGTACTAGCAAACACTTGCTGGTTCTGTTGAAGGTTAATGTCCTGATATACGTACCGGCGGAGGTCGCATGGCAGTGTTTGTAAGCGTCCATCGTACAAATAGAACTTATCTACACCCATCCAGTACACCACGCCAGAAGCCTGTGCTGCTGCATTCTGACCAAGAATGGAGATGTTATCGCCCATTAACTGGCTAGACCAGACTACTGGTGGGCCAATGTATTGTAAAGAATAGATGGCTGAGTCAGTCCAAACCAAGATCTCTTGGCGGGTTTGGATAGAAGTTATGATGCTTGAGCCATGAGACAACTGAACGCTACCGGCTTGATTGGTTGCTGCGGGTGTCCAGTTAACCACAGACTCCTGATCCGACCAGCGAATTAACATAGGATTCTGTGTCGTAGAGCCGTAGTCATTACAGCCAAAAGCAAACACAAACCTGCTAATGTCAGATACAAAGACAAAGTTTTGGATGATTGGGCAGTCTGATGCGCCCGACAGACTTGCAATGTCTACACCGTTAGGCATGATGTAGTGGTCACCAGACTGGGTTCCTGTCGTGGTAATAGCCGCACCGCCAACAGTGGCCGCTAAGTTAAAAGTATTACCACTAGAGTTAATGACGTAGTAAATCGTTCCGGGCAACAAACCTGTAGGCAACGCAGACGGATAACCGCTGTTAGTAAGAATGACAGGAGAGCCGTTTGGCAAGTTAAAAGCGGCAGTAACTACCGCAGGAGAAGCTATGGTGATTGTAGCTAAAGATGGGGCTACGCCGTAACCCGCATCCCAATAATAGATTGGGCCACCACGGAAACCATAAACCAAGTCTTCACCAAAGTTATTCTGACTCCATAGACGCAGGGCTGATAAAGACGTACCGCCAAATCCCCAAGTTCCTGCGCCCCATGTACCTGCACCCCAGCCTGCCAATGGAATCTCGTATGGATCGCCTACGTTAATTTGGTAAATTGCATTAACAGTTGAACCACCGCCAGCCGCAACAGTTGAAGTAGCCGCACTAGAAGCTGTAATAGTGTAGGTGTTGGCATCAACGTAAGTAATAGAATATTCACCGTTTAAATCAAGGCCACCTACAGGAGCTACGTTGCTGAACGTTACAAAGTCACCTGTAATTGCACCGTGGGCTGTGTCTGTAACGGTAACTAAAGTAAGCAGATTGGTTGTGGCAAACGGATTACTTAAAATTGCTGAAGCGCGGATAGGCGTAATGTCGTTGTACTCACCACCCAGTTCAAGATAAAACTTTAAGTTAGTGCCTACACCAATCAGGTTTAAGTTGTCTAGCGTGATCCAGTTCCACAAAGAACGGCACAAACCTTGAAATGTAGACGCAGATATACGTGCCCAGCCACCGATCTTTTCAGGTGTGCCTTGGCGGAACCGCACTTTATCGGACTCATACCAGCCATTCTCGTTAGCATAACGGGTATTCTCCCGGTTAACCCCCGGCTTCATTGCAAGTTTTTTAAGCGCCATCGGTAGTCCTAGGATAAAAACAGTGCTTTTTCAGCGTCCCTGCGCTTTTTTAGCCCTAGTAGTATTTTGCCACCAGCCATGCAATACAGCAAGAGGGCATCGGCTGCGCCTTCCCA